ACGGTTTCGACTGCTCAAGTCCCTGGTGACGTTCTCGCCTATTTTCCTGTTAATCCTATCTGTACTGACATTGGTAAGCTTACTTATCAACCAACATTGTTAGGCTACGTAAGTATGCCCTTTCAGTTTTGGCAAGGTTCACTAAAGTTTAAATTTGAAGTAAGTGCAACTAGTTTGCAAACCACGAAATTATTTGTGGCATTCAATCCTGGAGTGTTTACACCTCAGACCTCTTTAGATATACAGACGATTTCAGCTCAATATGGTAGAACAATTGATATAGCTCAAGGAAGTAATTCTTTCGAGTTCGAAGTTCCATATATAGCTCCAACACCATTTTTGGAAGTTCCTCATTCCAATGATACTACGCAGGGTGTCACAGCTCTAAATAGTGTCGGAATGTTGCATGTAGTCGTACTCAATAGATTGGTGTGCCCTAACAACGTACCCACATCTATTGCTGTAAACGTGTACATATCCGGAGGTGATAATTTCATTCTCCGAGGGTTGTCAACTGCCAACTTGTGGACACCGATTGAGCCTGCTCCAATTGGTAAAAACGAGTTCGAAGCCCAAATGATGGCTGTAGAGCCATTACAAAGCGAGGTTGTCGAGGAAAAGGTCATTTCCGACCCTATCCCGGTATCGAAGGATGCAATAGGGAATTCGAAAGAAGGAACTATAAATCCAGGTATATCGCTCAGTACACGTGATTATCTGAAGAAGTACCAACTAGTGTATAGGGACGTACGCCTTCAGCTTCCATACTTCAAGCGGAAAATAGATCTTCGTGATCTAGTTTCCATAGAAGACAATGTCCGCTCTACAGGATTGTTGGAGTGGTTTACCGCTCCTTATCGCTGTATTCATGGTGGTTTAAGATTTAACATAAGCTTCAACGGATCTTTTTCCAATGCTGCTTTATTCCAATCTATCTGTAGTCAATTCCGTGTGTATTATCTGCCTCCACTTTCAAACACTGGTGGTTACAATGCAATAACCTTGCAGTTTCTTGAAACTTTTCAGGAGACAGCAGATCCATTGCTAAACGTAACTCGTTTGAATGTAAGTATGATCAATACAATTGACCGCACACTCCACTTTGAAGTCCCTTATCAAGTTTTACTCAATTTCAACTTGACAAAGGATGAGATCGATCTAGCCTACGCTACTAGCCATTATACAGACATGGGTTCAATACTAATGTTTGCTGATGGGATCGAAGGACAACTGCAACCAGATGATATGACCATTACGGTTCATGTCGCCTATGCAGATGAGACAAGAGCATTTTATTTATATAAAGTGCCATTATTGGGTCGATCAGATATTTATTATCCAGATCAGTGGGAGGGTACCACACTCAATAACTTGACTCCTGTCTTCTAATTCTTGCAATTTATTGTAGGATTTTTCAGCTCTATGGTAAGAGGATAAATTACTCGTTTAGTTCAGACGTTACGGGACTAAGCCTGTGAGTCAGGCCAAGTTTATATATACTTGTTAAAATATAAGAGAAAGACTGAAAGAAGCGTCACTTCAAACATGCGATACAAGTAGCTTGCTACCTCTATATTTCATGGATAACCCTCGCGGCTCTATCTATAGTTGTAATACGTAACCCTTTCTTTTCATTAGGCATATAAAATCAACCACGAAAGTGCTTTACGAATTAATTTTTGTAAATACGTTGAGGAAGGAAACCTTTTGATCAAAAATGTTAATCTCGGCTCTTCCAGGAGTTTAAGCTGGAGGTCTGTAGGGACCTTAAATACTACGTTGTCATGTGTCGTAAACATATGGTAGGAGATATACTACTAAAATTTATCAACCAGGAAGTGTCTTCCTGCATAAAGCTCACTCTATCTACCTTGCAACCTTTAACTAGGATAACAGAGGCTCTGGAGTGGTATACCACTAGTCATATGACCGGGGGTATACAAATTGGTCATAGATTAGTGGGCTTTATGCCCTTCTAATTTAC